GCAAGATTTTGGTGCTGGTACTGGTACTGCTTGGAGTTTTAAAGGTCCTTCAGGTAAGCAGGGCAGTTTGAAAAACATTGGTTTGCAGGTAACTGAAACCTTTGCTGATGACCAAACGACTGGAAAGGTTTTGATTGGCACAACTGCTGATCCTAACTATTATGGTCAATTGGAAATTACTGATGGCACTGTTCTTACGAATACCTTTAATGACCAAGATGACTCGAATTGCGTAATTATCGAGGCACTTCCAGCTGACACACAGATTGAAGTTACTTTCGTTCAGTGTGTTGACTCTGGGACTGCTGCAGGTAAGGGCTATCCGTATGTCAATGTTGAGTGGTACTAGGAGGTATTATGGCTAAATTAACTAAAGCGCAGCATACCGCAAGCGGGAAAATTCCCGAAAATGGTTTGTCGTCACTCGAAAATGTAAGTGGGGAGACGTTGGCTTCTCTTGCATTAAATTCGCATGGCCCAAATCAAATGCCCTTAGGGGTTGTTCATAAGTCAATTTCCACAGACCGTGGTAAGTTTACTTTTGACTAATAAATAAGGACGGGGGGGCTACGGTCCCCCCATTCCTTTGGAGGAATTATCGTGAAAATCAACGAGGTTACTACTTACTTATATGGTAAGACTATACCAACCTCTCCTAAAGAAGCATATGGCCATAGTGATTGGAAGGGTCGAGGCTTTTTAACTATGGATCAGATGTCTGGCGGAGAAGAGAGGCAAAGAGAATTTATGTCCTCTCAGAGACGCTCTAATAATATGGTTAATGTTGACGGTGATATGGTTGGTTCATGGAATTTGGAATTTTAAGTATTAGTGAAGAAAATAAATATTCCTGAAAAGGAAATAGAGGATTTTACCCTTGAAGATTTTGGGGGTAAACGGGTGGAAAAAACTGCGTGTGTTGTTAGATACGGTGGATTTGGAGATATGATTCAAACTTCATCGGTATTTCCAAGACTTAAAGAGCAGGGATACAGGATATGCTTGAATGTAACTGAGCGTGGCTCAGAGATATCTGAGAGTGATCCAAATGTAGATGAGATACTTTTCCAGAAGACTGATCAGATCCCTGCAAATAGGCTTACTGAGTATTGGGAAAAGATGTCTCCTTGTTTTGATAAATTTGTACAGTTATCAGAATCAATAGAGGGAAACCTTTTGTTGATGGGGGAGAGATTTGAACAATTAGATGGAAAAACTGTAAGAGTTCCGGCTGATCCAAGATTTTTTGGATTAAGTAGAGATGAGATCCATGCAGAATGTAATAAAAACTATATGGAAGAAACTCACGATAGAGCTTTAGTTCCATATAAATTTTCTCCAAGATTCTACGCCACTAAAAAAGAAATGAAGTGGGTCAGGGAAACAAGGGGAAGAATTAAAACTAAGAATATTATCTTATGGTCTTTGTCTGGTTCGTCAGTACATAAAGTATACCCTTGGACAGACATGGTAATTTCTAGGATACTTTTAAAAAGAGATGATGTTTCATTTGTAACTGTAGGCGATGGCCTATGTCAATTATTAGAATTGGGATGGGAGAAAGAAAAGAAGGTAATTACCAAGTCCGGTAAGTGGTCTATAAGAAAGACATTGGCTTTTTTAGACACATGTGATATTGTGATTGGTCCTGAAACTGGCGTATTAAACGCAGCTTCTACACTAGATTGCCATAAAATAGTTATGCTTTCACATTCTTCTAAAGAGAATCTTTCAAAACATTGGAATAATACTACAACTTTGGAACCAGAATATTATCCAGATTTCTGTTTCCCGTGTCATAAGTTACATTACGGATTCAAAACTTGTAATAGAGATGAAGAGACTGGGGGTGCTATGTGCGCTGCTAATATAAAACCAGAAACAGTAGTATCAGATATATTGAGAAATCTTAGATGAGTACTTACTTAGAACTTTGCCAAGACATGTCCAGGGACGTCGGTATACCAGGGACTGGTCCATCTTCCGTAGACGCTACCGGATTATCCGAAGAAGAGACTGCTGTTATACGATATATAAAGCAAGCTGATCAAGATATTCAAAGTAGGTGGTTTGATTGGGATTTTTTATGGTCAGAAGCATCACTTACAGCATCGACTGGAATATCCACTCTGTCTTCTCCAAGTGATTTAGGTAATTGGAAATTAGACTCTATAGTATGGGATAAAACAAGTGACGATTATCAGGTCCTAGAATATATTGCATGGAATGAATATCGCACTATATATAAATATGGTACAATTGATGAGGATATGCCAGAAGTTTTTTCTGTTAAGCCAGATAATGTATTAGATCTATATCCAACACCAAGCGCTTCCGCAACAGTATCAGCAGAGTATTGGGCTACCCCCACTTTATTATCTGGAGATAGTGCTACATCAGCTATACCTGCTAGATTTCATCAGATAATAATATCTAGAGCTAAGTTGTATTACGCAGAAAATGAGGATGCTCCAGAAATTATGGCGGGAGCTTTAGCTGAGTTTGAGGATTTATTGGACAAACTTGAATCAGATCAATTACCAAGACAGAAAAATAGAAGGTTCTCTGCCGCTCAGGATTTAGATAATTTTGTGGTGAGAACGGAATGAGCAAGTTAAAAGATAGGAATATAGCATCAAGTAGATTGCAGTCTGTATATTTTCCATTTGAAGGAGGTTTGAATATAGTAGATCCTTCTTTGGCCTTAAAGCCTGGTGAGTTAGTAGCAGCCAAGAACTTTGAGATTGATATTCGTGGAAGGTATAGAAGAGTAGATGGCTATGAAAGATTTGATGGTCAGACACTCCCTTCTGACATTACCTATTACAGGATACCTTTTACTATTGGAACTGCTAGGGATTCTGTATTTACCAATGCTTTTAGTACTGCATTTGATATGCAAATACCGTCTAAGGGAGATTTAGTTAAGGGAGAAACTAGTGGAGCTATAGGATCAATCTTACAAGTAAGTGTAGAGGATATCACTGGAGATGATTCGGCTGGATCTTTTTCTAATTCAGATGCTGAGGGGTATGTATATTTTACTGTAGTTAGCGGAACACTTCAAGATGGAGAGACTATGTTTTTTCTAAATAAAGATAGCGCCTTTGGCGCTGCATTCAATGTGGAGTATGGATAATGGGAACACCAACAGCACTAAGGAAAACTAGGGCAGTTTTAACTGGAACCAGTTTTGCTGATAACACGACAGGCGCTATTACTGCCCAAATGGTCAGACAGTTTACAGAGTCTGGAATGGGTGGTTATGCTTGCATAAATAATGCCGCCGCAGGAGGGGGAACGGCCCAGACTATAACTGATTCGACAACACAGACAATAGACTGGTCAGTGGGATCTTCTGGTTCTGATGTTACAGATGATACTGGAAGCGTGTCTTCTACAACTGTAGGAACAGACGCAGATTACGCAAGCGATCAGATTAGAATTTACGACAAAGGATTTTTTGCAATTAATTGTAATATAACTTTAAAACAATCTGCAGCCTCAACAAATATTACTTGGACAACTATGATATCTACAGATAATACAGGAGGCTCTACTGTAGATGCTCCAGCACTAAAATCTGTGCAGTATATAGGTAATGCCAATGATGTCGCTAATTTTAATATGTGCGGAATAATTGATACTACTGGACATACTACTTATACAGATGTATATGCACGAATAGCCCATGATCAAACCGCTGGAAGTGGCCAAGGAATGAAACTTTGGTATGGTCAATTAATGGTGTATAGGGTTGGATAATGGGGGCTCTTGCAACTTCTCTATCATATGGACCACCTGTATTAAGAGACGCTACTTTAGATTCTTCACTAGTCACTGAACTGCAAGAAGCTCAAGAAGATCAGAGGGCAATAATTCAAGCAGTTGGTACTACGGCAGAGCCATGTACTGGAGATGTTCTTGGAGTATGGGTATATAATGGAGATGTGTATGCCTTCAGGAATAAGGCTGGTGGCGCTACTGCTGGCATGTTTAAAAGTACCGATACTGGATGGACTGAAATAGTACTAGGAACTGCACTAAATTT